AACGGGTATGGCTGCTTGCCCGAGCAATCAGGTGGCCGCGCCAGGATAGGAGAACATCATGGCACGCAAAGGACGCAAAGGGTGCCGGTAGTCAGTCCGCGCTCTCTTGGGGGAGGGACGGGAAACCATCCTCTCTCCTCTGAACTAATTTGAGTGAGAAAACATGGGCGTACCCTCGGACAAGTTGATGGAAGTGATGCGTGGCGGGCGACCAACACCCCCTGCGCCGGTGGAAGAACCGCCCAAACCCGCGCTATCGGGGGCAGAAACACCTCCGATGGGTGCGCCGATGCTGACGCCGGAAGACAAGAAGGGCGATCAGGCGAGTGCCAAGGTCAATGTGCAGATGGCAATGGACCTGATGCAGCAGGCACTGGTGGCTTTCGGGGCAGAATCGGTGGAAGGCAAAAAGATTCTGGATGTGCTGTCGTCGCTTGCCCGCGTTTTTGGCGAGACCGGAGGCAGAACACGCGAGTTGATCCCCGCAGAAATCATGCAGATGATACAATCCTTGCCGCAAACCGGTGCTGCTTCGCCTGCGATGCGTTCTTTGGCGGCTGCGCCTGTGCAAGGACTCAGTTCACCTCCGTTACCTATCTAGGGAGATTGTTATGGATCTTTTCAAACCACGCGGTGCGCAAACCATCCGCCGTCCTCTGGATGACAAGAAAGAGAACGGGCAGATTGTCAACCCGCATCGCTTCAGCAAGTTTGGCGGCTTTTCCGACGCAGCCAAAGGCGGTAGCAAGAACAACATGAACTTGTCCAACCCGGGTGACACCAAGAAAGTCATCTGATCGGACCTAGGGGCTAAACATGTCACTCGAAAACCTCTCCGATGGCGACATCCGGGAACTTGCACTGCTTGCCAAAGAGCTGCACGACAACCCAACCACGCGTGCGGATGCGCTGCGCCTTACCAAGAAGATCCGGCAAGATTTGCCGATTCCCGAAATCGAGATCCAGGACCGGATGGAAACCACGCGCCAGCACATGCAGAGCAAGATCGACTCGCTCGAAGCAAAGTTGCGGGAGCGCGACGCACGGCAAGTGTTGGATGAGCGCCGCAACCGGCTGAAGAGTTTGGGCAAGGTGCAAAGCGACGAGGAAGTCAAACAGGTCGAAAAGATTATGATCGAGAAGAGGATTGCGGATCATGAGACGGCGGCAGACTACTTCAACTGGATGAAGCAGGCGGAGTCGGTGGACAAACCCACGCCGATCTTTCAGGGCGCTCCGGTGTTGAACAACTGGGACTTGAAGAACTTCTTCAAGAACCCGCAGAATGCTGCGCGTGATGCTGCACAACAGGCACTGACCGAGTTGCGGCAACCGCGCAGACCGATTGGACTCTAGTAGGGGCTACGTTTCTTAAAGGAAATCAATCATGCCTATTGGTGGCGGTATCATCCCAGCCAGCGGCACAAGTCAGTACAACGAGCTGACCTATGTGACGCGTCGGGCGTTCATCCCCAAGTTGATCGTCCAGATTTACAACTCAACCCCGTTGATGGCGGCTTTGCTTGCCAACAGCCAGACCGCATCGGGTGGTGTCTCTTCGGTCACGGTGCCAGTTCAGGGTGCGCAGTTTGTCAACGCACAATGGTCGGACTATTCGGGATCGTTTGCGCAACCGTCGGTACAGCAAGGTGCCTACAACGCCGAGTGGAATCTGAAGCTCATGATTGCGCCGGTTCCATTCCTCGGGATGGAAGGTGCGGTGCAGCAGGACTACGCGATCATCCCGTTGATCGAGGCGCGGATGAACGATTGCACCAACGTCATGATGGATGCGATGGCAACCTCCGCGTACACGGATGACGGCACCAACACCCAAAGGTTCACAGGGCTTCCCATCGCCGTGGCTTCATCAGGAACCTATGCAGGGTTGAACCGCTCCACCTATAGCTGGTGGGCATCGAGCGAATACGCCGCAGGCTCGGTTAATCCGACGCGGCAAAACGTCCTTCAGTACATCAGCGGTACGGTGAAGAAATCAGCAGAAATGCCGACGTTTGGCGTGTGCGGTTTCGGAACCTGGACGCTGCTCGCGCAGGATTTTGTGGGGCAAGAGACCTACATGATCACGCCCGGGTCCAACTTTGCAACGGGGGAAGAAGGCCCGACTTCGGCATTCCGCGCATTGATGGTGGCAGGCATTCCGATCTATCCCGACCCGTACTGCCCGGAAGGCACGCTCTACCTGCTCAACAGCAACTACCTGTCGCTCTATGTACACAACCAAGCACAGTTTGCCTTCACCGGGTTCGAGTCCACGCTCCCGAACTGGCAGATCGGGTATGTCGGAGCGGTCTTGACCATTGCCGAAATTGTCAGCACCAAGCCTAAGTCGATGACAAAGGTGACGGGCTACAACTCGCTTACGCTCTAGGAGGACATCATGGCTCTTGGTCTACCGAAACTCATTCTTGCGTCCAGTTCGCCGAACGCGGACACTGCGGGTGCTTACCTTGATGCAACCACGCTGAGTGTCGCCGCAAGTGGCACAACGCTGGTCCCGGCAGGGATGTATCTGTTCCAACCCAATGCCACCATCAAAGTACAGACGACGTTCAACAATACGCCATCGTGGACCGACACCATTGCGGTCAACGTCGGTGGCGTGTTGTTCTCGGACGGTATCAATGTACGGCTTTCCAACACAAGCACGGCGGCGGCTGCGACGTTGCAACTGGCAACAATCAACGGCGGCCTTGAGGTCACCGGCACTTACAACGCAACGTGAGGTGAAGCATGGATGGTAATCGCGTTGCCAATGAATTGCCGACACGGTTCGGAGGAATCCTGCTTGGCAGTCTGATTGGAGCAGACTTCAACAGTACGTCGGATCAGCAGATCGTGATGTACGACGCGCCTGCGAAATTCATTCTGCGCAGGATTGTCGTTGCCAATGCGTCGGCGAGCCTTAGCACCGCAGCAGGCGGCGTGTATACCGCTGTAAGCAAAGGCGGGACAGCGGTCGTTGCGGCAGCGCAAGCGTACTCCACTTTGACCACATCCGCGCTGTTTCTAGACTTGACTTTGAACACCGCAGGTAGCGCAAACATTACCGTGAAGTCCAGCATCCCGAACTTGTACCTGTCGCTCACGACGGCTCAAGGGGGAGCGGCGACCGCAGATGTGTATGTGTTTGGCGACATCCTGACGCTCTAAGGAACCAGTTGTTAGCCCCTCTGGTGGTTGAGTAGCTCTGTCATCTGTTGCCCCGACAGGTGATGGAGCCAAAAACCTCAAACGTATGAGACTGCAATGGCAACTCTTTCGGGATACATTACCGAGGTACGGCGGCTGTTGCACGACGCGACCGGAGTATTCTGGACTGACACAGAGTTAACCGACTACATCAACGATGCGCGCAACCGTATCGTTCGTGATACAGGTTGTCTGCGTTATCTGGATACAAACGCAGCAGTCGTCAATGTTGAGACGCTCGATCTCACCGCGCTCACGCTTCCTGCCTACGCGGCAAGTATTCTTGATGTTCTGAACATCAATCTGTACTGGGGAAACACGCGTATCCCTTTGCGGTATCTGGCGTGGACCGACTTCAACGCGCAACTCCGGTTCTGGCAGAACTACACAGGCAGGCCGATTGCGTTCTCGCTCTACGGTCTGACCACGGTGTATTTTGGACCGATCCCCGATCAAACCTATGTCATCGAAGTCGATACCGTGGTGTTGCCTGAGGCGTTGACCTCGAACACGCAGAACGAAACCATTCCAGCACCGTACACCTCGCCGATCAAATTCTACGCGGCCTACCTTGCAAAGTACAAGGAGCAGAGTTACGGCGAGGCCGAGATCTTCAAAGTGGAGTACGACAAGCAGGCACGCTCAGTGATTGCTTCCTCCATGACCCGCAGATTGCCGACGGCGTTCAGTTCGCCATACTGAGATGGCGCAGACCGAGCAGCGCAAGTCCTATCATGTCACGAAGGACTTCAAGGGTCTCAACACCAAGGCCAACCGCACCGCGATTGATCAGAACGAATTTGCGTGGCTTGAAAACGCAATGCCCATTGGATTCGGCAACTTGCGTATCGTGCCTACGTATTACCCTGCGGTCGCTACAGCAGGAACCTCGGTAACGTCGGGCAAAACCTACCGGGTCGCCGCGCTTGGCAGCAGTCTTGCGCAATGGCAAGCGCTCTTCAATACGCTGACCGCTATCCCCGCAGT